CTGGTGGTATTGGCGGTGGTGCGCCTCTCATGCCGCCTTTAGCGATGATGGGCGGGGGCGCTGTTCCGCGTCAAACGATGATTGGCAGAGAGCCGCATAGGTTAGCGTATATTAATCCTGGTGAAGAGATGATGCTTCGTGCATCTGGCGGCACTGGCGAACCTGGACCTATGGGTGTTCCTGCTTTCCGTGGCGGTGGTTATGGATTTGGTGGTTTTGGTTCACCTGGCGAGGCTCCTGGTGGTGGTGAAGGTTATGGTTTAGGCGATATAGGCGGTGTAGGCCCTGGTGAAATAGATCCTGGCTTTATTGATGCGTTATCTGAAGCAGCTGTAGACAATAGTTATTTTGATGCTTTTGAGACGGATCCAGATAAACTAGCGGATCAAGTTGCTTTTGAATCTATAAGTTCTCAGGTTCCCGACATTATTGGCCCGAATGCGCCTGTTTCCAATGTTGATGCTCAAAATGCTGTTGCATTAGCGACAGAAGCGTTTGATCCTTATAAAGATGTTGTTGATTTTAATACAGCTTCGACGCTACCTTCTATTGAGTCGTCGCCTATTGCGACAGAAGATGTTGGTGTTAATACTTTAGATGAGGCTTTTTTAAATCAATACAACGATCCGAATCTTTCAGTAAACATTCCTGGCACAAACGTTAGTATGCCTGACGTTTCTTCTTTACTTGGCGGCGTTGTGAGGCCAGATATGATGCCTCCTGGTTTTGTTCCTGCGCCTAATGAGCCTAACTTTTTTGATATAGTGGGCAATCAAGGTATATCCTCAACATTAGGTGCGCCTATAGCGCCTGATTATGGTAATTTAAATATTGATATGGGTACAGATAATCTAGGCGGTGTTGGCGTTGGTGCTGAAGATCCTACTTTTGGTTATAACATTGATATGGAAAGTGATCCTTTCCCTGGCGCAAGTGCGTTTACAGGACTTGATGCTCAAATGCCAACTGGAATGCAAGATCCATCACAGGTTGCTACAGGTATTGTAGATTCACCTCAGTTAGATGAATCTGAAAGAGATGCTATTGTTGCTGCACAATTTGCAGATACTTTAAATCCACAAGGTCCTCCTGTTACTCCTGCATCTCCTCAGTTGTCTTCTATTATTGATCAAGACGCAGGTATGGGAGCAGCTATTGCTAATAATGATGGGTTTAATGCAATTGTTGGAAATCCTGTTACGGGAGCATCTGCTAATGTGCCTGATCTTGGTTTTGATTTTGGTGCGGGTGGTGATATGAACAATTTAGAAGCTTCTTCTCCATCTAATGTAGATCCTTTATCTAGTATTGATTTAAGCACAAAGGGCTTAGGCCCAGAAAGTAAATTAGATTTAAATACAGCTATGGATTTTGTAGATGATCGTATTGCTGTTCAAAAAGAAATTGATGATGCTGGCTTTAATCCTCTTAGCTTATTGCCATTTGGTAGTTTATTAGGAACTTCACCTAAAAGAAGGCAAAAAGCTATTACTGAAGTTTTAAATCAAAGTAGCGGTTCTGGTATATTTGGCACTGGTATAGGTGGTTCCACAGGTGTTCTTGGCACTGGCGCTGTTCAATTTAACCCTGTTTACGATAAAGATGGTAACTTTGTAGGTTCCCAAGGTGTTAACGCCAATGGTGAGACTGTGAGTTATTCTGGAGATATGCAGAGTAATAACGGTTATTTTGACGGTAATGGAGAAAATATATCAGGAGATATTGAAAGATACCAAGAAGATATAGGGGGTCAAGGCGCTCCTGGCGGTATTAACGTAAAATACAATCCTTGTCAGCCTGGTTTTGAGTTAGATCCAGAAACTGGCACTTGTGTTCCTATTGATGTTGTTGGCGGAGGTGGCGGTTCTTCTGAGATGACACCAATTATTAGACCGATAAAACCTCCTGTAACGACACCAGTAGAGCCAAATCCACAGCCCGCACCAGTTGTAAGTCCTGTTTTAAGAATGCCAAAACAGTTTAATATGGGCGGTGCGACTTCAGGATCCAACTTAGATGGTGCGATTAGTAGGTTACTAAGCTCGATGTCATGAATGAAATTAGCAAGTTTACAGATTTTTTAACGGATGAGGAACTTGCTACAGTAGCTCCTATGTTAGAACGCCTAACGACGTTGGAGGATAGGGCTGAAAAACAAAAAGATTTCATGTCTTTTGTAAATCATGTGTGGCCTCAGTTTATTGAGGGGCGTCATCACAAGGTTTATGCTGAAAAGTTGCAAGCTGTGGCGGATGGTAAGATAAAAAGGCTTATTGTTAATATGCCGCCACGTTGTACTAAGAGCGAATTTGCCTCTTATTTGTTCCCAACGTGGCTTATGGGACGAGATCCTACTAAAAAAATCATTCAAGCGACCCACACGGCTGAATTAGCTGTTGGTTTTGGTCGAAAAGTAAAGAATTTGATTGATAGCGAGGATTTTAGGGACATTTTTCCTGATGTTAAGCTTGCATCAGACGCAAAAGCCTCTGGTCGTTGGAGTACTAACGGCGGTGGGGAGTATTACGCGGTTGGTGTGGGCGGTGCTTTGGCTGGCCGTGGTGCTGATTTGGCTATTATTGACGATCCAGTGTCTGAGCAAGACGCTTTAAGCGCTACTGCGCTAGATAATATCTACGAATGGTACACTTCTGGCCCAAGACAGCGTTTACAGCCAGGCGGTTCAATCATTATTGTGATGACAAGATGGTCTATTAGGGACTTAACGGCAAAAGTTTTGCAAAAACAGAGCGAAAAAGGTGCAGATAAGTGGGATATAGTGGAATTTCCTGCAATTATGCCCTCTGGAACCTCTTTATGGCCTGAATACTGGTCTTTAGAGGAGTTAGAGAGCGTAAAAGCTTCTATTCCTGTTGCTAAATGGAATGCTCAATATATGCAAAATCCCACTGCTGAAGAGGGTGCAATCATTAAAAGAGAGTGGTGGCAGATGTGGAATAAGGAAGATCCACCCCCTTGCAGCTACATTATTCAAAGTTACGATACGGCATTTAGTAAGAGCGACAGAGCTGACTACTCTGCTGTTACAACTTGGGGTATTTTTACTGAAGATGAGACAAATGAAGAACATATTATGCTTTTAGACGCTGTTAAAGGGCGTTGGGAGTTCCCACAACTCAAGCATGAAGCAAATGAGCTTTACAAGTTGTACGAGCCTGATATGGTTTTGATAGAGCAGAAGGGGTCTGGTATGCCGTTGACGCAAGAGTTGCGCCGGATTGGTATTCCTGTAACGCCTTTTACTCCGAGCCGTGGTGCAGACAAGTTTACGAGGATGCATTCTTGCGCTCCTGTGTTTGAAAGTGGAATGGTTTGGTGTCCTGATACGAATTTTGCTGATGAAGTTATGGAAGAATGTGCTTCTTTTCCCAATGGTGAACATGATGACTTGGCAGATTCGATGACACAGGCTATACTAAGATTTAGACAAGGTGGTTTTATTACAACGCCCACCGATTATGATGACGACGATGAATATGCTTATAGCAAACGTAGAGAGTATTATTAAAGGAGAGTAAGATGGCAGATGTTAATCCTAGTAAATTGATTATGCGACTTTTACAAGAGTTAGCAGAAGGTGAAGCTGTTGCCCGTGGCAATAGAGCTTCTGCAATGGAAGCACTAGATTCTGGTGCAAAAATGTCTGATCTTAATATGGACGCTATAAACATGGCATTAGGTAGGGGCGTTACAAAATCTGTTAGGCCAAGAGCTAGACCTCAAGGCATGATGTATGGTGGTGAGGTTAAAAAGGGCAAAGTTAAAAAGTATAAAGGCGGCGGTTGTGTTATGGCTGGTCGTGGTGGTAATTTTAAAGGAGTAAAGTAATGAAAGAAGATAGCGGTATGGTTAAGACACCTAAGACACCCACAGATGGCAACAGCCAAAATAAAATGGGTGTTATGACTCAATCTTATGAGAAAGTGAAAAAGGCTCCAATTGAGGGCGGAACTGGTGCGGGTAATGCTCGTGGTGGTGGCGCTGCTTTGCGTGGAACCAGATTTTCTGGCGTAAAATAATACTTGAAAAGGATTTTTAATGTTTCAAGTTTCGAGGTTGGGGTGGAGTAAGATAACTATGAGTGGTTACCTCCCTACAGTCATAGTTGGCGGATGCAATTTCACCTCAACACCTATATAGGAGATTTAAATGGCTATTGAAGATAATATGGGTCCAGGCGGTGTACCTGAAATACCTGTAGTACCAAACCAACAAGTTCCTGTTGAGGTGACTGAAATACCTGCTGACCCAGGTGTTTTTGAATTTAATGACGGCAGCGCCGTTATTGGCGAGTATGAATCTTCAGAAGATACTCCTCCGCAAATTTCTTTTGATGGTAATTTAGCAGAAGTTATGGAAGAAGACGCTCTTGGACGGCTATCGTCAGATCTTGTTGGATCTATTTTAGACGACTTGTCTTCAAGAGAAGACTGGGAAGACACTTATAAAAAGGGTCTTGAGTTTTTAGGAATGCAAACAGAAGACAGAACAGAACCTTTTGAGGGTGCTTCTGGGGTAATACACCCGCTATTGGCTGAATCAGTTACGCAATTCCAAGCGCAAGCTTATCGTGAGCTACTTCCAGCTTCTGGGCCTGTTCGAGCGCAAGTTATTGGAGCGCAGAACGAAATGCTTGTTAAGCAAGCAGAGCGTGTTAAAG